CACATACAATAGCACAAGCACAGATAGAGGTGAACAAAACTGAAGCAGCAAGCAAGGACTTATTTGTCGCAGGTTGGCGACCCGCTGTGGGTTGGACTTGTTGCCTTGGAATGGCGGGTAACTTCCTTGTTATTCCGATGGCAAACTTTGCGCTTGCTCTATCCAGTTCTTCAATCGTTATTCCCCTTATAGATTTGTCAACTATGTTGCCTGTCCTTATGGGGATGCTTGGGTTAGGTACGTTGCGTACATATGAGAAAACTAAGGGGGTTAAGTAATGTCATCAAGATATGACCCACACGGGGCGCAGAACTACAGAGGTGCTAGTCAAGGCGGTAGGTCTCGTATTAATCAAGGAGGAGGCCAGTCCTATGCGCCTGACCCTACTCCTACTGTAAATCGTTTATCAGGCGGCACTAGCACATACGTAAGTAGTGACATGGGTAATATGGGAGGAGCCTCAGCACAGGACGTAGGCGCAGTTGGAAGCATGGTAGGACGTGAAGGCGCGTTAAACATGGGACTTGTTGACCAATACGACCCTGAAAGGTTACTTGCAGAGTCTCAGGAAGCAACCTTTGCTGACAACGTAAATGATAATTGGGAGATGTCTCAAAGAGACTTGTTTGGTGTAGCTCCCCTAGCTTCAGACTTTACGGAAGAAGAGTTTGGCATGGGCGCGAGTAGTGCGTATAGAGAAGCAGTAGACGAGTACGCTCCGATAGAAGACTACATTCAAGGTGGAAAGCTAGTAAACACTGCGGCAAATTATTTTGGTACGTCTACGGAAGAAGTACTACCTAGAGTTTTAGCCGATGTGTATGACGTTGATTCTCTTAACAATATTGACACATACCTTACCAAGTCACGCACGGATACGTTTAACGAACAACTATTAAAAGCAGGATACACAGAAGAAGAGCTAAGCGGTTTAAACTTAGTTACTGATTTAGATGTCAACGAGTTTGTAGACGAGACAGGTAAGGTAGACACCCAAGCCTATGGTGCAGCGCAGCGTAACGCTTTTAACGATTCCGCTGTAAAGTTTATTGATTTATACGACGCTAAACAAACAGATAAGTTTGACACAGAACTTAATACTCTTTCCGGTTTAAAAGAAACAGACCCTCAAGCCTTTGTGACAGAGTACTATAATGCTGACTCAGGCACACGTAATCGTTTTCTTTACGATAGCTACTCTAAAGGCGATATAAGTGAAGACAGGTTTAAGCAAGGTGTAGTAGAAAGTCTTGCTCGTGACGGTAAGCAGATTATAAGATTTGAAGGTGAGTATTACTACTACGAAGCTCCCGAAGGTAGCGACTTAACAAGTTATTCTCCTGACGGCACTGAGCAGTTCTTTAAGGTAAACTTTACACCTGAGCAGTTTGAAGCAACTCCTCCTCGTATGAGCATGGGTCAAGGAATGTTTAAAGACTCAAGCGGCAGCACTGTCTATACAGGTACTGATGCTTTAGGTCAGCTAGAGGGTGTAGGTGGTTATACAAACTTTACTTTAGACGGAGAAGCACAGGAACGACATAAAGATGTTTCTTATTTAGATGTTGGTATTGGTTCTCAAGGTGAAGCATATAACCCTTTACCTAGTAAGGCAGAACAAATTGCTAAGACAGCCGTACGTGTTGGAGTAGGGGTTTTAACGGGAGGTATGTCTGAAGCAGCTATTGTCACAGGTAAGGCAGTCACAGGACAGACACTACACGCCGAAGACTACGCAACATTAGCTACTTTTGGTTTAGGACAAGTAGGCTTAATATCCCCACCTACAGGTACTAATCCAGACGGTGTTGGTTTAGGTTCTTTATCTTATAGTCAAACAACTGGACTAATTGATGCGGTAGCTTCAGGAAACCCTACTTCCTTTATTGTCAAAGAGATTGTTACACCTTATGTTGAAGACGCTTTAAAGGACATAGATATAGACTTTGGCGGTGCAGGCGAACTACAGAAGGACTGGAAAGCGTATTGGGATACTGTACCTACTGGCATTAAAGCAGGATTAAACGAAACAGCTCACGAAATGATGCAAGGCGCTTCATTTGAAGAAGCAGCGTCTGATGGTGTTATAGCTTGGGCAGAAGCGTCGGGAAACAGAGATAAGGTTGAAGAGGCTTTAGGACGAGCAGGTAGAGCTTTTGATGATACAGTACTACAGCCTATTAAGGAACAAACAAAGGAAGCACTAGCTCCCATTGCTTCTTTATTTGACATAGATATGGGCAAAGGTTTCGGAAGTATTGTAGATACAGTCGAAGATATAGGCTCAGATATAGCAGACGCAGCAGAGCCTCTTAAAGAGCCTTTACAGGAGGCTGGGAGGTTTATTGATGATAACCTACTACAGCCTACTAAAAACGTTCTAGGAGCCTTAGCAGGCGCTATGCTGACAGGCGGAGGCACACGTACAACGGACAGTTTGTTTAGAGATGAGTTGTTTAAGTTCGCTCCCGCTGAGTTAGTAGACGTAGAGCGTGTAGTAACACCAGAGCAAACAGAACGAGTAGAGGAAGAAGAAGAAGAAGAAGTGGATTTGTTTTCAAGTCCTTTTACTAGCTCACTAGACAGGTATACAGTTTAATGACATACTTACAAGCAGTAAATAAAGTACTAAAAAGACTTAGGGAGAACACAGTTAGCTCTGTGGACGAAACCTTATACTCACGGTTGGTCGGTGAGTTTGTTAATGACGCTAACCGTCTGGTGGAGGACTCTTGGGATTGGTCAGACTTGCGTGCAACCAAGGTAGTAAATACAGTTGCTAGTCAGCCTAACTACAGTATCCCTGATGTTAGTACAGCATTTAAAACACTAAACGTAATTAACTCAACTGAAAAATGTTATGTTAATTTAGGGACTCAGCTAGGATTACAGAGTAATCAATACCTTAACACTGCTGCTAATACTGTTCCTTCAAACTATGTTTACACAGGGTTTAACACGGTAAACGACGGTGTGGACTTTAGCTTGTACCCTACTCCTGACAAAGCGTACACCCTACAGTTTACCATTGTTGACAGGACTGAAGAGCTTACTAGCGACACTCAGGCATTAAAAGCTCCTAGCTTGCCTGTCGTACAGTTTGCACACGCTATGGCTGTAGAGGAGCGTGGAGAGACAGGAGGCACTACTGCTGCAATGCTTATGGGTATGGCTAAGTCTTCCTTGTCTGACGCTATCTCCTTTGATGCCGCGAGGTTCCCAACTGAGACTATATGGACGGACGTATGAGTGGACAAAACTTACAGAACTTAGCTGTATCTGCTCCTGCCTTCTTTGGCATTAACACCGAGGAGTCTCCCGTTGGGATGAACCCTAACTATGCTGACATTGCTGATAACTGTGTTATTGACAAGCAGGGGCGTATCGGTGCTAGAGAAGGTTACACTCAGGTATCTACTAATGACGTATTAGGTAGTAGTCGTGGACTAGAGGCTGTATTTGAGTATACTAAGTTTGACGGTACAATAGTGGTATTCTCTGCGGGTAACAATAAGATATTCACAGGTACTACTACTTTATCTGAGGTTACCTTGCCAAGCGGTTACTCTATCTCAGCAAACAACTGGAAGATAGTATCCTTTAATAATGACGTGTACTTCTTCCAATCAGGTCACAACCCTCTTGTTAGTGTTGCAGGTAGTACTACATTAGTAGTCGCAGTAACGGGCGGGACTACAGCACCTGCGGGTAACGAAGTTCTAGCAGCTTTTGGTCGTTTATGGGTAGCTGATGTTGTAGGTAATAAGCATACTCTTTATTTTAGTGACTTGCTTAATGGTGATGACTTCAATGGTGGCAGCTCAGGCAGTTTAGACTTAACATCTGTATGGACTAACGGTTACGATGAGATTGTAGCCTTGACTGAGCATAACGGTTTCTTGCTTATATTTGGTCTACATAGCATTGTTGTCTACGCAGGCGGTGACGCTGTAACTACTACTGCTTTTAAACTGTCGGACACTATTGAAGGTGTAGGCTGTATTGCTAGAGATTCTGTAGTAGCCACAGGTAATGACGTTCTATTCTTATCCGACAGAGGCTTGATGAGTTTAGGTAGAATTATTCAGGAGAAGTCCTTACCTCTTAGGGATGTTAGTGCGAACGTGCGTACTGACTTAATGGCGGCAGTAAAGGCAGAGACATTACCGATACACTCTTTCTACAGTGCTTTTGATGCGTTCTATTTAATTACTTTTCCTACAACAGGAACTACTTACTGCTTTGACGTTAGAACGCCTCTTGAGAACGGTTCCTTTAGAGCTACTACTTGGTCAGGTATGAATCCTATCAGCTTTACTAACATAGCTGCCGACGGTTTCTACATTGGTTTAGAAGGCGGACTTGCTAAGTACGGTGGTTATAACGACGGTACTGCTACTTACAAGATGTCTTACTTTAGTAATCCTATTGACTGGGGTAATACTTCAAACTTGAAGTTCCTAAAGAAGTTTAACATTACAGTTATTGGTGGTAACGACACAAACTATACACTGAGTTGGAGTTACGACTACACTGAAAGCTACCAGAAACAGTTGTTTAATTTTTCAACAGGCTTTACAGCGGAATACAACGTCAGTGAGTTCAACACCTCAGCGGAATACTCAGGGGGTGTCTTTGTAAACAAAGGTTCAGTACATACCAACGGCTCAGGAGTATCAGCTAGTATTGGTGTTGAGAGTACTATTGACGGTAGTCCGTTTTCTATACAAACAATTGATATACACGCTCTATTAGGGAGAATGATTTAAATGTCCAACTACACACAAAGTACAAACTTTACAGCTAAGGATTCCCTTCCTTCAGGCGATGCCGCTAAGAAAGTAAAAGGTGTTGACTTCGACGGAGAGTTCGGGCCTATCGCTACTGCCGTTGCGACCAAGGTTGACAAGACTGGCGCAACAATGACTGGTAATCTCGACTTCGGCGACGACCACCGACTACGTTTAGGTGCGGGTAATGATTTACAGGTCTGGCATGACGGAAGCCACTCGTACATATCTGATATAGGCACAGGCGAGTTACGCATAGGCGCTGCTGATAGTATTCGCCTGATGAATGCAGACTTTACTAAGACGGCTCTGTTACTTTCAACATTAGGCACTGGCGCAGGTACAGCCTACCTTATGTTTGACAATAACTCTAAACTAGCAACAACCAACACAGGCATAGACGTTACCGGAACAGTAGTGTCGGACGGACTTACTGTTGATGGCGCTAGTACCACAAAAACTTTAGTAGTAGACAACAGTGCTAACGGTGTCGTGCAAGAGTTTAAACTAGGAGGTACTGTTTGTGGTGGAGTACGTACAACAGTTTCAGGAGGCATCCCTGACATTACTTTAGGTAATGATGTTGTAGGTTTACGTTTTGTACGAGCAGCCGGAGGAGCCAGTGCTAACATCTCCCCTACCAGTGTTGCTGACAACAGCGCACAGGACGACTTAATTGACTTAGGTCGTAGTGCTGCTCGTTTTGACGACATCTTCGCAACTAACGGTACAATCAACACCTCTGACGCTACTGAAAAGCAGAGCATTGAGGAACTAACTGAGGCAGAGATTCGTGTAGCTCAGACTTGTAAAGGCTTGGTACGTAAGTTCAAGTGGAACTCAGCGGTAGAGAAGAAAGGAATTGAGGGAGCTAGGTATCACTTTGGTGTTATGGCTCAGGACGTACAGGCAGCGTTTGCAAGCGAAGGACTCAGCGCGGAAGACTACGGCGTGTTTGTTAGTGAGACATGGACAAACGAAGCAGGTGCAGAACAAACAAGACTCGGTGTACGTTACACTGAATTATTAGCGTTTATTATCGGAGGATTAGTTTAATGGGGTTTCTTTCAGATTTAGTAGGAGGCGGTGCTGCTTATTACGCAGGTAAAGAAGGCATCAGTGACGCAGAGGCAGCAGGAGCGGCAGGCTTAGCTGTTGGTCAAGAGCTAGGTACTACAGCCGCAGGTATGGCTGAGTTTAAACCTTACACAGTTACAAGTAATTTAGCTGACGCTTACACAGACGCGCAGGGTGGACTAGACTTACAACTGTCTGCTGAAGAACAAGCACGACAAAACCAGTACTTAGGTCAAGCACAAAGTATGTTTGGTGGTCTTAGTGGTGACGTTGCCGGAGGTTCACAGGCTATCTATGAACAGATGAGAGCCGCACAGCGCCCTGAAGAAGAACGTCAAAGACTACAGATGCAGGAAGGTTTGTTCCGAGGCGGTCGTGGCGGGTTACAGAGCAATATGTTTGGTGGAGGTAATGCTGAGACATTCGGCGCTGAGCAAGCACGTCAGGAAGCTATGCTTAACGCTCAGATAGCGGCACGTAATCAGTTTGGAACAGAGCAGCAGAATATGTTACAATCTGCTCAAGGACTACAGACAGCAGGTTATAACCCACAGGAACAGGCTATTGGTTTGTTTGGTGCGGCAGCTACTCCTGCTTCTTTTGCTGATGCAGCGCGTAGACAGCAAGGTTCTTTGTACGGTCAGGCCGGTTTAGGTGGTTTAGAAGGCTTTATGGAAGGACAGAAACAAGCTAATGAGCTACGTCAGATTCAGATGCAAGGTATCCTTAACGCAGCTTCTGGTTATGTCAACCCTGTAACAGGGGAACGCAGCGAGGGAATGTTTGATGATGTTCTCGATTCGATAGGCAGCAAAGTTGGCGGCTGGTTAGGAATTTAATTAATAGGAGATAAAGATAATGGCACAAACAGATTTAACTGGCCTTCTTACAGGCGTAGGACGCTCACCTATTAGTCCTATGGCAGGTATGAACAGAGAAGGTCGTATGGCTCAAAGAGCGCAGGGATTTGCTGATAGAACGACACGCGGGATGTTAAGCGTAGCAGGCAAAGACCCGCGTACTCTAGGTCAACAAGCTCAAGCGGCTCTGGCAGAGCTAGACATTAACAATCCTGACCACCAACCTAAAATCATGGAGATTGTTAAGCGTGTTGACCCAGCCCGTGCGGCACAGATTCAGGCTCAGATTGGAATACAGCAGAAAGAGCGTGATACGGAAGGTAAAGCGAAGACTAAAGCAGCAGCACAGCGTACACAGTTTGCTGCTTACTTGGACAAAACTTACCCTGAGTTAGACTTGGGGGCGCTTGCTGAAGCAGGAACAATTACTCCTCAGAATCTAAAAGATTTCCTACCTGCATTGACTAAACAAGGCGACAGGTATAAGGTAGTAGGTAGCAGTGTTTTCGACACAGTGACTGAGAAGTTCATGGCAGGGCCAGCGGCTAAAGGCAACCCTAAAGACGACATACTCACTGTCAATGACAGACTATATAGCATATCAGCAGGTGATTTCATAACTGACTCTCCGACCGAGGAAAGTAAAAAGACTGAGGAAATGGTTACTTGGGAATACATTAAATCAGCTAATGACGCTAAGGGCATTGAAACCCCAGACTTCTCAACGTGGCGTAAAAAGGAAGCAGATTACTCGAACAGGTCTCCACAACGTAAAGTATATGATGACTTGGTTCGTTCTACTGAAGGAACTGGTAAAGAAATGCCTACTTACAATGACTGGTTTGAAGCGCAGAAGAAAGCTGACACAACAGTCGTTAAAACAACTAACGCAGACACAGGTGTAGAGACCTCTTACCTTATCAACAGCGGAACAGGCGACAGAATTGCTAATTTAGGAATTACTGGAATGCCTACGTTGAGTATTCAGAAGAACGAAGACGATGGTACTTATCAGCTATTCAACAGCTTAACTGGTTCTTTAGGCGACCCTGTGGAAACTGCCGCCTCTGCCGCTATTAAGCAGAAGAAGTTTTATAAGACTTACTCAGCTATTCAGGAACTTGATGCTACCATGGGTATCCTTGGTGAAGCTAAAGAACTGAGAGAAAATAAAGTTGCTTTAGGGGGTGTAGGTTACGTCTTAGGTAAAGCTCTTCCCATGACTGATGCAAGAGAACTCGCAAGTAAGGTTGACACTATCCAAGCCAATCTAGCTTTCGACGAGTTGGAGAAAATGCGTAAAAACTCCCCTACAGGTGGAGCATTAGGTCAGGTAACTGAGATGGAACTTAGATTACTTAAGAGTGCTATTTCTGGACTTGACCCTGCATTAGGTGTTGATGCGTTTAACGGCCAAGTAAAGTTAATCAAACAAAGTTACGACAGGTTTAAGTTAGCACTTATCGGTGAAGGTGATTATCGTGTTGTAGACGGTGAGTATTTCATTAAAGCTCCTGACGGTACTATTTACAATGTAGGAACAGTTGGAGGAAAACTATAGTGGCTACTACACAGTACGGACAGGTTGTTGACCCTGATAAGTTGACTCAGGTACGTGGTTTGTTTGATTCGGAGCCTACCACTGCTGACGTTACCCCTCCACGCCCACAACTAGATGCTAACCAAAAAGCAACCAACTCTCAGGTAGGAGGTGTAGGTTTAACAAGCGGAAGAGTTACCGACGAAAATCTATTAGCTGAGTTGAACAAGTCTTTTGCAACACAGATTAAAGGCGGTCGTCAGCAGATACTAAGTAAAGTTGATAAGCCAGAATCAGACAAACCTTCGTGGGCAGACTGGGTAGCGCCTTCTCTGAGCATCAGTTCTTCCTTAGCGGTAGGTATTCCCGCTGCTAGGGCAGGTGCAGTTGCAGGCGCTCCTTTCATCCCTCCGTATGGGTCTGCTATAGGTGCTACGGCGTTTGGTCTGGCGGCTACACTGCCTTTAGTGTTTGGTAGCGAGTATGCGGGAAACGCTGTTGAGGACTTAGTAGAAGGTCGTGAGTTCAACCCTGACAGAGCTTTTCAGGAAGCAATGGATGCAGCACAAACCGATGCTATTATTCAGATAGCGTTACCCGTTATAGGTACAGGCGCTAAGACAGTATACACTGGCGGTAAGAAACTTCTGACAGGTAAGGCAGGTTTAACGGACGATGCTATTGAGGAAGTAGTCGATTTTCAGGCCAGATTGAAGGAGTATGACCCTGATTTAACATTGACTCCTGCGGCAGCTAGTCGAGGTAAGAAAACCTACGCTACACAGATTGCCCGTGTTTCTCAGTTGTCTAAAAGGACTGTAGAGCGTTTGCTCACTGGTTACGACAAGTATATGGGCGCGCAGTTAAACGAGGTTATAACTAAGTTTAAAGGTGCTACGCCTTTTGAACAAGGGGAAGCGTTACAGACTTTTATACAACAGTCAAAAATGGCTATTGACGACATTGTTGACCCTATATACAAGAATATAGACAAACTGGGTAAGGGTGTTATTGTTGACCCTGCACAGGCGGGTATGGACTTAGCCAAACAGTTCAAGAAAAAGCACAGAGGTAAGTCAGTTACCGACCCTGAGACTGGAAGAACTACTGTTAGGAGTGCATACCCTACAGAAGCTACGGCTTCAGCAGTTGCACGTTTACGTAACTTACCTTCTGACTTAAACTTCTATGAAGCACATAAAAGATTGTCTGAAGCTAAGAAACGCCTGTACAACGCTAACAAGTCTACTACTAAGGATAGTGACCTTGTAGAGGTGTTGGGTGCTGAAGTTGATATGTACGCGAAGGTAATGAAAGAAGCGTCTGATACTTTAAGTCCTGCATTACGTAAAGAGTACGAAGAGGTTACAAACTTCTACAGCAAGTCCAGAGATGTTGTAACAGCTTCTTTCCTTGATAAGGCTGTTAAGGTACTCGACCCGTCACAGATAGGCGCTATGCTTACTAAGGACGGTTTAGAAGTGCCAGTAAGTCAGATAAAAAACCTTAAAAAACTTGCTGCTGAGTTAAAATCTAAATTACCTAAAGGTTCGACTGTAAAAGGTTTAGATGATGACCCTCTGTCCGGTATAAGGAAAGGCTATCTTGAGCAGATGTTTAAACTAGGAGGGGAAGGAGGACAAAGCAGTCTAGCTAAGTTCCAGAAAAAACTACAGGAACCTAAGTTTAAAGCTACGTTTGACGCTTTGTTTGAAGGAACTCCCGTCGCTAAGAACATGGATAGAATGCTTAAAGATTTAGACATCTTAGAGAACATCAATAAAGCAGGAGGAGGTATGCAGTTATCCGTGGCGGGTGCTGAGTACGGTGTAGCTAAAGGTACTAATCCTAATATCTTGGCAAGCCTACGAGACTTAATTCCTTCGTTTATGGCAAAGAGGGCGATTAAGCAAAAGAATGTAGACAAGCTGATTAACATGATTAAAGCAGCAACGGAAGCTGAAAGAAGAGGTGTTAAACTGTCGCCTAGCTATGCTATGGAACTAAATAACCTACTAGGTGTTATTAAGGTAGGTCAGGGTGTAGGAGCGGCTTCAGGCACTATGGACTAAAACAGTAGACGTAAAAAAGGGGGTCGCAATGACCCCCAAGTTTACATTTAGTTGAGTTTAGGTAGTTTAGCGCCTTATATTGGCACTTTCTTAAACTATTTCACAAGCACCGCCGGTACACGCTAACTCCTGTGAGCCGGTTGTGTTATCTTCCTGCTCAAAGTATTGCAGGTCATTCCAGTTAATATCTTTAGGCATTGATGCTAGTAGTTTATCATATTCCTCAGCACTGATGTCCTCATAAGGAGCTTGCTGATACGTATGTTCACTTACTGGCAACAAACTAATACCACTACACAAGTCAAAGTTATCCCATATCCACTGAGCTACCTGAAGGAACTCGCTGTCAGTGTAGTATACTGTGATACTTGGCTTATGCTCACACCAACTATTCTGGTACATCTTCCAAAGTTCTAGCTGATGCATTGCACCTACGTCACTGACTGTCACACTGGTCGCCGGTGCCTTGACAGGGAAACTAAACACTGACGAAGACTCAGACATCACATCGTCCTCTACAGGGAACCCTGCTGTCTTCATAAAGACTGCTAAGGGGTCTTTCTTGTCCGAACGTACACGTCTAATGTAATGCTTAGAGAAGCGAGGATGGATGCCACTAGCACTATCGACAAGCTGAGAAACAGTACCACTCGGCTTAACAGCAGTAACGGCAGTAGACTGATTGATACCCAGTTTCTTTGCCCACTTCTTATTCGTTGCAATAGCGACATCTCGTACAGCCTCCAACACTACTTCACAATGCGGTGAGTTAGGTGTGCTTAACAGTTTGTTGTCCATGATACCTGTCATGCTTACGCCTAGCAACGCCTCTTCCTCTGTGTTCTTCTTCCAGATGTTACGTAAGTATCTGAAGTCAGTCAAGGTAGCCTGTAGTGTGCCAATGATGGCTGCTACTTCCGCCTTAGCTTTCAACGTCTCTTCCGTGTCGTCCTCTCGTACCACTATCTCTGACAAGTTGCAGAACTGATTGCTCCGTAGGATAATCTCTGAGCAAGGGTTAGTACCGAAGTCCTGATTAGGGTCACGACGACCATTCCTAGCTGCAATCTTCTGTGCTGCTACACGACTAAACAAACCACGTTCACCTGACTTAGACTCATACAACGTCTGCATCTCATTGAGGAACGCTTGGAAGTCTGGCTTCTCTGTGTACGCTACGCTGTTGTTAGCCAGTCTACGGTGTCCGTCGTTCTCCCACCATGCTCCCGACTTAGCCTTAGCCATCCGTCCGTCTGACAAGTTGGAGAGGCTGATTAGTGCTGAGCGTCTAACGCCACCTACGACTACAATGTCAGCTATCTTACAAACTACATCGTGACACTCAATGGATGTCAGCTTGCGTCCTGCCGCGTTACGGAACACAGCAACACAGAAGTGAAACAACTCGTCCAAAGGAGCAGAGCCTGACGCTCGACCACCGAATGTCTCTAGTCTTGCACCTGCGGGTCGTACACCTGACATATCCCACTTAGGTATCTTACCTGCGTACAGCATAGCGATAAGCTCACGGAACGCTGATGCCCAACCTACCTTACTGTCACCTACTACAATCGTTGTGTCTGTTGGGTGGAATGTCTCAGCGACTACAGGTAGCTTGGTAATGAAGTTACGTTCAACACTGAACCCTACACCTGTACCGCACATCAGTACGTACATAAGCTCGTCAAAGCTACGTGGTGAGTCAATGGCTAGGTAACTACAGTTAAAGCCTGCTACGTTGTCCTTGTCTAAGGCTACACCGGCAGTCATAAGACAGCGCATTGACGGCATGACCTCTAGGTTGAGGATAGAGTTGTACAGTTTCTTGGCCACTTTGCTGTCAATCTGTCCACGTTCTGTCCAGAAATTTACGTAACGTTGTACTGTCTCCTCCCATGTCTCACGACGACCTTCTTCCTTCATCCATCGTGCGTAACGTGACTTGTGTATAAACTGTTGGTACTTATCCATTAACCTTCTCCGTTGCAAGCGTCACACGGTACATATAATTGATGTGCTTTTTCACACTCAGGGTCGAAACCTAGTAAGCCTGAGCCGTGACAAGCGGTACATCCCTCTATTAAGTCGCCACCTTCGTCTAGTATTTTATACCAATCAGTCATTCTTCTTTTTATCCTTATCTTGTTTGTCTTTGTTCTTCTGCTTACCGAAGATAGCATCGAAGTTGTTCTCAAACTTCTTCTTGTCAGTAGGTCTGACCCCTGAACCTTTACCGCCGTGTGTCTGCCCTTGCATTACGACACCTCCTTAATAAGTTTGTTTAAGTACCAACCTGCTTTCTCTAAGTCCTCTGAGGCTTTACCTTTGTAGTCGTAGCGCCACAGGTACTTAAAGGTGTTACCCTTGAGGTATCCTTTGAACGCTTCCGGTGACATAGACTCTCGGATAGCTTCAATACATTCTATGTTACCAGTGTTGTAGTGTTGTGGGTTATTCACAGGGTCTGGGTCAGGGATTGACGGATACTCTAACTGGTCTTTCCTGAAGTCATACTTAAACTCTTCGTCTGCCATGGCTTTGTATTTTTCCTGTAGTTTGTTCCACATCTCTGGTGTTGCTTCATTAATACTCATCGCCAAGTACCTCTCTATATCTAATCAGTCTATCTTCAAATGCTTCCAACAGTTCCTCACTGTTAATCTCTAGCACTTCCAGTACCATTATCTCGTCGTGGTCGCGTAGGAATTGTTCCTTATATTCCTCAAATGACATTTTTATCTCCTACGTACTCTAGTAACTTATCTATTGTCTTAACAGTGTAGCACTTAAAGCCTTGCTTCTCGCACCACTGTCCCATTGTTAGCTTGCTTCCCTTGCGTACCTTCTTGGTAGGGTCGGAGAGGATAAATATTAACTCCCATTCTGGCATTGAGTCTCGGATGGCGGTGTACTTTTGTGTGTCGCCTACCCTGAAGTATCCCTTAGCCT